GCCTGATAAACGGGAGCCGTGCCTTTCTCAAGGGCATAGCAGATCCAAATCCAGGACCGAGTCTGCCTCGACAGACTTGTGGGGAAACCCACCTGGTATCGGACCCTAAGAGTCCGGAACAAACCTATCAGCATAGGTTGACATACGACCTGCCAGTCGTGAGCCTTCAGAGAAGGCTACCTTCATTGAAGGACCTGAGTTAATCAGGTTCATGTTGGAGATATCATCACCAACATAAATCCAGCCGGAAAACCCTCTGGTAACTGCTCTCTCGAGCAGAGCGACAGACTTAAAGCGCTGTCGGCCAAGCGCAGAAAGAGCTTGGGTGTCTTCCTCACGGAAGACCCTCTTCCAGAATCTGGAAGATTGCTTCAACCAAACGTTGAAGGTTCTTGACTCCTTTTTGTAGTCACCTTTCAAGAATTTTTGAAAGTTTAAAACCCGCTCGATTTCGGTGGGTAGTGACTGTAAAGTCACAAAGCCAACTCTGCTGGCTTCATTCTCCAGCGAGGAGAAATCGTACTTTTTGGTGTACGGATCCGGTGGGACTTCCACCGAGTACACTTCTCGAAGAAGTGTAACAATGAAATCATCATTGTAAATAGAGTTACCTTTAACTCTGGACTCCCCAGGAAGTGCTCGGGAGTAAGACTCAAAGATCTCTTTGAGTACCGGCGAGACATCGCTGGAAATGCCATGCTTAACTCTGGCATTGAGACTGGACAAGCTGTTCAGTGTGACGAATCGGTCCGATTCGGAAGGTAACTCGAGTACCTTGAAGATGTAGCCGATATAAGGCCACATAAACGACGGCATAATGCTGTCGACTATGGGGAGACCCATACCTCCACAACACGGTGGAAGATAAATAGGCAATTTACATGCCTCATTACGGATTATTCCGTAATTATAACATCTGTCAAAGATGTTTCGGAAATAGCTAAGTATAGCTATCTTGAGAAATCGATTCTCAAAGTAATCAAGCTGATTACTAAGCATCCTCCCTTTACCGAGGATAGAACTCCGGTTCTCGGAGTGTTCACGGCTCATGGTCGTGAGAAGACGTGATTTAATCACGTCTACGTACTCAATCGTACGTTTCCCATTATCGTTCTTGATAATGGCATGATCTTCGCAAAAGATCATTATTCTCCGGGACATTCCGTCCTTAGAGGAGAATTGCCAACCCATATCGGTTGCTACTCTCTTAAAGAGTTTAACCCGGCGCAATTGCGTCCGGATACCTGCGACGTCATCGCCGCAGATACAACACGGATCTTGTCCGTATGTCCCAAAGTACTTTGGGAATGACCACACGGGTTCGAGTGGATTCCGAAAATAATATTCGGATATCTCCTCAACGAGGAGATTCTCTAACGTCAAAGTTAGAAAACTTATGGGTTCCCCCATAAACGAACCGCGACGGTTCGGAGACCCATCTGGAAATTGGGTAAGACGCTTAAAGCGTGGGGCCTTATACATGGCCCGACAGCAAGTAATTAGGCTGTAGAACACCCAGAAAGGGTGTGATTTGGGGAGTCCCCATAGGAACCCACGCCAAATCACCTCTAGGAGATCCAGAGGAATAAGGTCAGTTGAGGCCTTATAATCGCTCGACTGAGCGATAAGATCGGCAAAGTTTCCGATCTTTCCCCCAAGAAATTTGAGGAATGACCACATCTTATTTGTGGAGCGCAAGCCAATTCTTGCGCGACCATCTCTTGCGATGATGGGTTCAGCCATGAACCTCATGGCTCGGGTCACGAGAGTGAACCATGCTTGGTTTTTACCAAGCGGCCTGGTTTTTGCGCCAGGCTCAGCCAGACAATCTAGTCTGGCTTTAGGCCATTGGATTGGCCTGTAGATCATGTGGTGACGCATGACCGGCCCAGAATAAACTGGGATAACATATTTTCCAATATGTAAGAAATGAGTCGGTTGGAACTCATAACCCAAATCACTTGAGTATGACCCTTGCTTAAAGGCAAGGGAAGTGGCCACCAGTAAGGCGGCCTTACCAACGGTAGATGGTAAAGCTCCTTCACCAAGGAACTTTGAAGCTTTACGCTTCTTGGTCGAAAGACCGGCACCTCCGTAAAGGAGGTCTAAGAAGC